CAGAGAGTGCTGCAAGTATAGAACCTGTTCAACTTAGTGATGCACATAATCAGTATCAATTCTTGTCTGAGGAGTCTACTAAAAAGATAATGGTAGCTCATAGGGTCGTTTCTCCGATGCTTTTAGGCATAAAAGATAACTCAGGGTTAGGAAACAATGCAGATGAGCTTAAAACAGCCTCTACGCTTATGGATAATACTGTTATTAGACCTTTTCAACATCTTTTAATAGATGCCTTTGACCAAATCTTAGCTTATAATGGTATCTCACTTAAATTATACTTTAAGACTTTACAACCTTTAGAATTTACTGAATTAGATAATGTAGAGGATGAGGAAACTAAAGAAGAAGAAACAGGAGTTAAGTTATCTAAGGAAGACTTAACCGATGAGGAATTTGATATTATTCTTGATGAGCTAAGAGGTGAGACAATGTCTAATAGATGGGAAGAAGTAGATGCAAGAGAATATAAAGACGACAATGAAAGTGAAGAAGAATGGGCTAGTAGATTAATACAATCTAAGAAAGAAAATTTAGAAAAGAAAAGTATCGATTCTAAGAAATCAGGCTTTAGCTACTTAGACAAGTCATTATATAAAGTGAGATATAAATACAATGAGAAATATTCTTCTGGTAAATCAAGACAATTCTGTAGAATTATGATGAATAGAAGTAGACGTAAAGTAGTTTATAGAATAGAAGATATTGATAAAGCTAGTAGAGCAGGAGTAAACAAATCATTTGGACATAAAGGAAAATCTTATGATTTATTCAAATATAAAGGAGGGGTTAATTGTGGTCACTATTGGAGTGAAGTGTTGTATAGGTTAAAATCTAAGACAATGAAAAAATCCATACAAAACTATGATGAGGTAGATAATATTCCTAAATCATATCAACCAACTCCTGCAGGACATAAAAAGGCAAAGATAGCTCCAAAAGATATGCCTAATGAAGGACATCACCCAAGTTATAATAAATAAGATATGGCAACAGCATTATTCATAAAACCAATAGACATTAAAAGAAATACCATAATAGATGGTAATGTCGATGTAGATAAATTTATTCAGTTTATTAAAATAGCTCAACAGATTCACGTTAGAAATTATCTTGGAAGTGATTTATATAATAAGATCAGTAGTGATATTATAGCAGATACTTTGACAGGTGACTATCTAAGTTTAGTAAATACTTATATCCAACCTATGCTTATTCATTTTGCTATGGTAGATTATTTACCATTTGCAGCTTACCAGGTTAAGAATGGAGGAGTATTTAAACACTCATCTGAAAATAGTGAGACAGTATCTAAGAATGAAGTAGATTATTTAGTAAATAAAGAAAGAGAGTTTGCAGAATACTATACAAGAAGATTTATAGATTATATGGCTAACAATCAAAACTTATTTCCTGAATACACAAGTAATACAAATGAGGATATAAATCCTGATAAAGATGCAACATTTAACGGATGGGTATTATAAAGAAGATTTACAAACCTAAAGAGGGGAACGTAAAAAAATTATTAACTTATTTAAAAAGCAATAATGGCTACATTAACAAGCACGAAAATAAAAAATACTTATGATGCGTTATTAAAGTCAATAGACAATGATGCAATAGGAACAACAGCAAAACAGATCACAGATGGACTTGGAAACGTAACTCCATTATACATCTCAACAACACAAGTAGGAATAGGAGTAACACCAGAAGCAGGATTAAACCTTCACGTCTTTGGAGATGCTAAAATAGGTAGCAATCTAACAGTAATTGGAAACTTAGTAGTTGAAGGAAGTACTACAACAGTAGGAACAGACACACTCACAGTAAAAGACCCTTTAATTGTACTAGCAAACAACAACACCTCTACAGACGCAGTTGACATAGGTTTTTATGGCAAATATACTCCTTCAGGTACTACACTATACTCAGGACTGTTTAGAGAAGCTCTAACAGGTAAATACAGGTTATTTAAAGGACTAGAAGACGAACCCACTACAACAGTAAACACAGGAGGAACAGGATATGCTGTAGCTAGTTTAGTTGCTAATTTAGAAGGAAATGTAACAGGTAATTTAATAGGTAGTGTAACTGGAGGTACTTTTTCAGGAACATTATTAAGTAATGTTGTGGCAACTACTCAAAGTGCAAATGATAATTCAACTAAGGTAGCAACTACTGCTTATGTAGATTCTGGTTTGGCAGGTCAAGATACTTTAGCTGAAATACTTGCTAATGGAAACACAACAGGAGGAACAGATATAGTAGTAAGTGCTGACGATGATGTCACTTTTACAAGTTCAAGTAAATTAATATTTACTGGAGGCGTTGGTATTATAAATACAGCATTAGAAATGTATCACGATGGAACAGATGGTTATATTGATAATATAAATGGAGAGTTAATCCTACAAAATAATAGTGACGATAAAAAGATAATATTTAAAAGTGATAATGGTATTGGAGATATTACAGAATATTTTAGAATAGATGGTAATATCAATAGAAATGTTATAACAGTTACAACTCAATTAAATGATGATGTGCCATTAATATTTGGTGATGGTGCTGGTCGACCAAGTATAAAATACGATTCAACAGCTAGTCAATTACTTATAAGTGGCGAATCTAAGTTTTTAAATGATTTATATTGTGTAGGTGATGCAGTTTTTAATGGTAATATAAATTTAGATGACGATGAAAGAATACGACTAGGGACTTCAAATGCTTTTCAACTTTATTACGATTCTACTCTTGCATCAGGACAAGGTGGTGCAATAATAGATTCAAATAGAATATTTATTCAAACAAGCTTTTTTCAATTAAATTCAAGAACTGGTGAAAGTATGATAAGAGCTACAAGTAATTCAGATGTAGAGCTTTATTATGATAATTCAAAAAAACTTGAAACAACAAGCACAGGTATTACCGTTACAGGAACAGTATCAGCTACTGCTTTTTCAGGAAACATTACTGGTGGTACTATTTCTGGAACTACTGGTACTTTTACAGATGATTTAGTAGTAGATACAGATACTTTATTTGTAGATGCTTCAGAAGATTCTGTTGGTATAGGATTAACTAATCCTGCTGATTATACTGCTGATGAATTAGTTATAAGTGTGCCTGACGGAAGTGGAATGACTTTAGTTAGTGGAACTACAGATGCAGCTTATATAGCGTTTGCTAATGCTACAAGTCAGTTAAATAATTACATTGGATTTGACCACGATACCGATACAATGTCTATTAATAATTTTGGTGGTGATATTAATTTTAGTGTTGGAGAAGCTATAAATAAAATGACCATTAATTCATCAGGTATAACTTTTGACGATGAGATAATTTCAAATTCATATGCTACTATACAAAGTCACATCAATATAGATGCTACTGTAGCAGGAGACCCATATATAAGTTTTCAACAAGACGGTACTCAAAGAGCATCTATTTCTTATGATGACACAGAAGAAGCATTTAGAATTAGTACAGATGAGTTTTTTATAAAAACAGGTAGTCCAAGAGTTAAAGCTTTAACTGTTGATAGTTCACAAAACGTAGGAATTGGAACTGATTCGCCTCAAACATTGCTTAATGTTAATTCATTAAGTGGAACAACATACCCTACATTAGGGACTGCGAGTGGAGTAATTGCTATTAGTATTAACGAATTACACGGAATGTATCTTGGAGTAGATGGTTCAAGTGGTAATGGTTGGATTCAGGCAATGAGAGAAGATGCAACTGCTACAGCATATAATTTAATACTTCAACCTTCTGGAGGAAACGTAGGAATTGGGCGAACTGACCCTAATGCTAGATTAGATATAAAAGCTACTGGTGGTTCGACTGGATTAACTTTTGAAACTAGTGATGCATCTAATAATCAAACATTTTATATATTAGATGGTGGTAGAGCTGGAATGCAATATTATCCTTTTACTATTGGTATGGCATCAAGCACTTCAGCTGCAAGTGGTGCTAGATTTCAAGTAGCTACTACTGGTGGAGATTTTGTAGTATTAAATGATGGAAAAACAGGAATCGGAACTAATAACCCTGATGCTCGTTTTTCAGCAGTTTCATCTTCAGCTAATAGCACAATAGCAAAAATTGGAGGATTAGAATATTCAGGTACTCAAAGAGGACTAACTATTAAAACCTTTCAAAGTGCAGGAGGAGATGACTGTGGTGTAGAATTTAATGCAGCAGAAGGACTTTCAGGATATGGCTCATTCATATTTAAAGCTGACACAGCAGAAAGAATGCGTATAGACAGTTCTGGAAACGTAGGAATAGGCGACACTTCTCCACAGGGTAAATTAGAGGTTAACAATAGAAATACTGCTACAGGTGCAGCATTATTTATAAAAGGGGGTGAAGATGACCTTTCTCCAATAGCAGGTCAATATACTGGATTAGCGTTTGGTTATGGTGGTGGAGATATTTATAATAATGGAGCAATTTTATGGGAATTTACAAATACAGCAGCTAATGGAAAATTACATTTTGCTGTAAACCCTACTGCTGGTGACGGAACTGCAAACTTGTCTGATTCTAAAATGACTATTCTTGATTCAGGCAACGTAGGAATAGGACTAACAAATCCTCAATTTGGATTAAGTATGGCTCAAGGAACAGGCGATGGAAATAGAATTGGATGGAATGATGGAGCAGGAGATAAAAGAGCATCAATAATATGTTCAAGTTCAACAGATGCTTTACAATTTCATACTGGAACTTCTGACACAGAAAGAATGCGTATAACATCTGGGGGGGACGTTTTTTTAGGAAAAACAGTTTCGGCTGTTTCTACAGCAGGAATACTTTTTGAAAAATCTTCTAATGGATTATATTCTTCAATAACTAATTCTCAATTAACTTTTTTAGTTTATGAAACATCACCTAATGCTCAATATCGTTTTTATGTAACTGGTGGAGGACAAATACACGCTTCAAGCACTTCAATAACTGCACTTTCAGACATTACTTTAAAAGAAAATATTAAACCACTTGAAACAGGTTTAAATGAAGTAATAAAATTAAAACCAAGAAGATTTGACTGGAAAAATGGAGATGGTAAAAATATAGCAGGTTTTGTGGCTCAAGAAGTAGAAGAAATTTTACCTGATTTAGTAAGTGAATCAAAATATACAGATAAGGAAACAAAGAAATCTTTAAAGATGGGGGATATGATTCCCACTTTAGTAAAAGCAATACAAGAACTAAAAGCAGAAGTAGATAAATTGAAACAAGAATGTAAATGTAAAAATTAATATATTTGTAATATAACTATAAATTTAATAAAATGTCAAAAATTAGTAAAGAAGAATTAGAATCATTGTTAGAATCAGAAAAGAAAGTTTCTGCTATTAAGCACGACTTAGGTACACTAGATGAGCAAAAGCATAATCTATTACACGCTTTAAGTCAAGTTAGAGAAGAATCTAACAAGGTAAAGAAAGAACTAGAAGACAAGTATGGTAAAATAAACATCAACTTGCAAGATGGTTCTTACGAGGAAATAAAAGAAGATAAAGAATAACGCTATGGATTTTGCAGATATGAAGATATACCTTATAAACTCAATGGCTTTTCTAGTATCATTAACTGAGGTTGAGGTATGGCTTAAAATAATACTTCTAATCTGCACGATAGTATATACTATTCAAAAAACTAAGAAACTATGAAAGAACTAAACAACAAGATTGTATCACTCGCAGGTGTTTTGTTATTAGGTGTAGCAGGTTGGTTAATATCAACTACTTACCAAATACAAATAGATACTGCTCTTATAAAGGAAAAGATGGATAAAGTTTATGCAGAAGAATGTCCTTATTGTGTACATTCAGCTCATTCTAGTATCTCAGAACATCCTTTACTTGCTCCTACTATTAAACATAGTCACCAACACGTTGGAGATGAAATTGTAAAAACAAATTAAGATGAGTAAAGAATTAAGCGAAGACAGTAAATTTGAAATTAGTATAAAGACACTTATTGCTATAGGGGTGGGATTATCCTCCCTTATAGGAATGTGGTTTGCCTTACAAGCAGACATAGAGGAGGCTAAGAAGCTACCAGAACCTGAGATTTCAAGAACAGAGTATGATTTAAAAGACAAGCTCATAAGAGAGACAATAATGAATACTGGTAAAAAAGTACAAGAAAACTCAGATGCGTTAAAGAAAATAGACGATAAGTTATTTGAAATAATTAGTAAATGAAAAAATTAATATTATGTGTGATATGTGTATTGGTTGCGGGCTT